GCGTTGGTCATCCAGGTGGACAGGTTCAAGCGCTCTTTGTTGGACCCCGACTCCATGCGCTCCTTGCCCCGGCCCTCGGTCATGTCCAGCAAGAACTCAGGGAACCACTCGAAGTCCTTGCGGTTCTTGGCGGTGATCTCGTCCGTTATCAGGGCGAAGCTGTTGAGCAGACCCAGGCGCTGTTGCATGGCGACAGGCGATGTGCTCTTGCCCGTGCGGTAGTGGGTGGGGTGGCCCCAGACTGAGGCGGCTGCTTCCAGCGCCAGCGTCTTACCCGTACCTGACTCAGTAGAGCCGCAGTGGTAGGTCATTCCGTACATGCCAGTGAAGCGCATGAGTGGCGCTCCAATACCCGCAAGCATGATGGCCAAGTGGTCGTACATCTCCTTTTGGATGAGCAGGTTCACAAAATTGCGCCATGCTTCAATCGTCCCGGTTGGCTTGGTGTTGGCCACGATGTTCTCAAGCCCTGGCATGGGCACCGAGATGGGCGTGCCCGTGGAGTAAATCTTGCCTGCGTATACGATGGTGTTGTCGTCTTGCCAGCCGTAGTTGGCGGGGACTTTGACGGCGGCTTTTCCTGTGCTGGATTCTTCCACGGCTGCTCTCACATATGAAAATAGGTTTGCGTCATTGCCCGAACCGAACGCTGCGATGATGTTCTGGGTGGCTAGGGCTTTGACAGTTTCGTCTTTGCTCACCACGGCCTTTTGCGCCATGGTGATGGTTGCAGGCCCGTCTGGCCTGAGTGCAAGCATGTGAACAATGTGTTCACCGCCGTTGTTGAGAATGTCCACTACGAACAGGTCGTATGGCAGTATGAGTACAGGCTTCTTTACTTTGTTTCCTTCTGCGTCTTCAATCTCCTTGTCAATATATACGCCGCCCTTGGTCCCGTATGAGTAGCCCCGTGGCGGCGTGGGGCGCAGGACTTTTTTTACTTCAGCCGCAATACCGCTGGCTTCGGCAGGCATGACCACTTCGATCTCTTTGGCCTGGGTCTCAAGCTTTACTTCGCGTCCGAGTGCAAGTGGGTTGGTGATTTTTCCAAAGAACTGACACCGGTCGCAGACCCCTGGGTTCTCGCTATCGAACTTGACGCAAGGGTACGGCCCTTTGATCTCACGCAGCTTTTGCTCCATGCGGTCTTGGGGGTAGGGGTGCAGGTTTGACAGCCATGCCGCTGCCTTGCCGCCGTCCTCACACTTCTGGGCGATGCTCAACCACCCACGCCACAGCGGCTCCATGCCGTCTTCCTCGGCGTTCTCAACAAAGTGCTTGAGCTGGGCGCAGCCGTTGCCTGCCTTGGTCTTGACCAGAATGTTCTTGAACTTGGTCACGCTGTTCTCAAACATCTTGGCCGTGGTCGCTGTCGGTACTGGGGCGGCATCGGGACGCTTGCCCGGCAAGTCCAGCTTGGCTGGTTGCACCGCCTGGATGACCAGCTTGCTGACTATCATGTCGGACAAAATATCAGGGTCGAACACAGCGCCTTCGGTCATCAGCTTGACTTCCCGAGGGGTTGGGTACTTCTCCTTGAAGTTGCGTGTGCCTGGGATGCGCAGCACCCTGGCAGCGTCCGCCGTGACGGTCATGTCGATGTTGAGCTTGCACTGCTTGCACAACCGCTTGAAGCTCTCGGCGATCAGCTTCCACTCGTCCTTGGGCAGCGCCTTGGTGAAGGGCCAGTAGCAGTGCAAACCGCCGCCAGATGCCACCACCCAGGGCATGCCCAGTTCTTCAAGCCCGGTCTCCACCAGAAAGGCGTGCAGTGCCAGGGCCGCTTGCCGCTTGGATGCGTAGCCGTCCATGTCGATGAACAAGGACTTAACGAAGGCGGCGTTCTCAGCCTTGCGGCTGGTGTTGTTCTCAAATGTAGCCAGGGCGAAGAAGACGTTCTTCTCCTCATCGACCCAACGATCTACGGTGGGGTAAAACTCCTCAAGCGCTGTGACATAGATGTGCTCCTTTTGTTTTGTTGATAGCTCTGCCGCACAGTAGTACCCGTATTCCGGGGACGGCAAAACGACCGCTAGAAATTCAAGCGGGGTCATGGATGTCCTTCGGCTTATTTGAACAGGTCGATTTGCTGTGGGTCTTTGGGTGGGTACTCGTCGCTGGGTGCCAGCGCTGTGAAGCGGCGTAGCAATTCAAGCTGCCACTCGCGGGGCATGCTGTTGTGCGAGTCCAGTTCGTCCGCCGCAATGCGGATGAGTTCGCTGTTGGTCAGGGTTCGAGGTTGTAGTGTGCGCATATTTTTCTCCAGGCGTCATCGGCTGAGTGGGCGGTTTGTAGGAATTTCAACATGGTCTCGACCCGGAACTCATAGGCGGGGAAGATGTCGCCACCCTCAAACCAGTTGTAGACAGTCTGGCGCGACACCCCCAAGGCTTTGGAGATACGCACGACCGAGAAGTTGTGATGCGCGGCCCACCGCCCAAGCTGATTGCCTTGAGTCTTGGGGGCACGCATGATCGCGTTAATTGTTTTTTCTGAGTAGGCCATCGTTAATACAGGGGCCGAAGCCCCCGCTGGTTTTACTCGTCGTCCCAATCAGCCACAACAGATGCCAAGTCTTTCTTACCGGGCACAGCACTGGGCTTCTTCTCTTCTTTCTTCACAGTCGGCTCCTCGTCCGCGTCCGCTACGGGCTCGGTCTTGGGCTTCTTGCTGGCCTTGGGGGCGGGAGCAGGTGCTTCGTCCTCTTCTTCAGCAACGGGAGCAGGCGCAGCCTTGGCCGCTTTGGGCGGTGTGCCGCCCAGGGGGTTGGCAGGAGCTACGCTGTCTTGTGCAGCCACGTTCATCACCACCGCACGCTTGGCATCTTCGGACTCGCCTTGCTTGGTAGCTTCGGCGTACTCCTCATCGGTCAGCCAGCGCATGGCTTTGAAGAACAACTTGGGCGCTTCGGCCTTGGTGTCAAACTTCATGCGGGTCACAACGGTGCTGGGGTCAACACCCTGGGCCACCAACCAGCGGGCATACGCCTGCAATGGGCGGTCTTCGCCAACTTCCTTGCCGAACAGCGAGGTGGCAGGCAGGGCCAACTGCTTGACTGAACCCTCGATGTCGTTGGCCAGCACCACAGCAAGGCGCTGTTGGTAGCGGCAGGCGCGGCTGTTGCCTTGACCTGAACCCGCGATGTTCTGTGTGCAGCCGTTGCAGGTGTCGGCCTGGGGGTTCTTGGACTTGGCGTCTGGGGTCTCGCCATCATTGCTCCAGCAGTCGGGGGACGCTGCGGTCTCACCGTCATACTTCTTCATGTAGAAGGTACGGGCGACTTTGGGCGCGGCCTTGACGATCACCACATCGAGGTAGCGCTCCTCAATGGCGGCGATTTCTTTACCGCCTGACAGCAAACGAAACACACCACCTTTGATGGAGATGCGCTCACCTGACTGGCCAGCACCACCGCCTGCAAGGGCTTTGGCAATATCGGACAACTCACCTTTGCGTGCAAAGGACGGGACTTGGGAAGGGTTGAAAAGAGCTACGTTGCTCATAGGTTTCTCCTGGGGTTACTTGGAAGGTTTGCGAACGGAAATGTCGTACTCGTGCATGGAGTTGAGTCCAGGCGGGAGTTTGCCGGGGTTGTCTTCAAGGAACAGTTTCATGTTGCCTTGATGGATGCGCCGCTCGAACAAGTCGATGGCGTCTTCGGTCTTGACAAACTCCTTGAACGAATCCCAGTCGTCTGTCGAATACCGTGTCTTGATGCTCATAATCACCGTGCCTTGCGGCGTGTTGACTGAGCTTGCGCCGAGCGTCTTGAGATGCTCTTTCATCGCGTTCTTGATCTCATCTTGCTGTGCCTTGAGCAGTTCGACTTGGGTGTCGTACTCCTGTGTCAGCACAGCGATGCGGTCACGAATCTTGCGGTAGACCCTCGCCAACTTATCGAGGGGAACTGCTTCATCACTCATCTACTTCTCCTGTTTTTTTGTCTAAGGTTGGACATGGTACACAGATTTTTTGGCTTTGCAACTCCTTTCAAGATTTAATTTCGTGGGTGAACATATCGGTCAACAGTGAGTTGTCGCTCACTTTGCCGCCAAGGGCTTTGAACATCTTCTTCTCGATGGGGCTACCCTCGATGTGGATGACGGTTACCTTGTCTGAGTTCTGTCCCTTGCGGTCAGCACGGGCTATGCACTGGATGTATTGCTCCACGCTCATCAGCGGGCCGTAGAACACCACAGTGTCGGCAGCAGTCAAGGTAATGCCGTGCGCTGTAGCCTGGGGCTGCATGACCAGCACACGGGGGTCAGGTGTTTCTTGGAAGCGGCGGATGATGTCAGCGCGTTTGCTGGCTGTCACGCCACCATGGATGCACTCAGCGGCGATGCCCTTCTTGAGCAGATGCGTGTGGATGCCGTCGATGCTCGAGCGAAACAGCGCAAAGATCAGTACCTTGCGGCTGGTCTCCTCCAGAATTTCTTCCAACACGCCAAGGCGAGGAGCCGAATCAAACTCAACCACTTCCTTGTCATCGGTGTACGCCGCCCCGCAACTAATTTGCAACAGCTTGCTTACCGCTGTCGCCGCATTGACCGCGCTGATCGTCTCGCCTGCGGCTTGCACCACCATGCGCTCTTTGAGCATGTTGTAGTACTTGGCTTGCTGTGGGGTCAGCGGCACTTCGCGGGTTGTGGTCAGCACGGGCGGCAAGTCCAAGCACTGCTCTTTGGTGAAGCGAATGGCGGGCTGTAGTGCCTCATGCACGGTGTCCTTGGCGTCTGCCTTGGGTGCCCACTTGAACATGGTCATTTTGTTCATTACTTTGTCGCGCCATGCTGTGAAGAACTTGGGTACACCATCCGGGTTGACCAGCTTGGCCAGACCATAGGCATCCACAGGCGACTGCGATGCGGGTGTGCCCGTCATCATCCACAAAAAGGTGTTGGGCTTGATGATGGATGCCAGTGACTTCCAGCGCCGTGTGCTGACGGTCTTGTATGCGTTGGCCTCATCAACGATCACCAGATCAAACTTGCCGTTGGAGTTGATCTCATCGGCTATCAGGTTCAACCCCTCGTAGTTGGTGATGACGATCTCGTAGTTCTGCTGAATCATCTCGATGCGCCTGCTAGCCTGGGGATGGTGCGCGACTATGGCCGAGCGATGGATGATGCTATTGCTGATGTCTCCCACCCACGCTGACTGCATGATCGACAGGGGGCACAGTATCAACACGCGGCGCACTTCACCGCGCTGCATCAAGTAGTCCGCTGCCCACAGTGCGGATAGCGTCTTGCCTGTGCCGGGTTCCGAGAACACGAATGCGCGGCGGTGTAGTGTCAAGAAGGCAGCGGTCTCGACTTGGTGGGCCATGGGCTTGTAGCGCCCAGGCCAGGGGTACTTCCTCACGATGGGCGAGGGTACATCTTTGACACCGAGGTTCTTCAACACTCGCGCCTCATCCAACCCCCAATAGACTGCAACATCAAAGCCACCATCTGTGCGAGGCATGACTTTGTGCTTTGGAATGATGCAGTACTTGTTGGGGTTGCGGGTAGTGAACAGCAGTGCTTTGTTGTCTATGATTTGCATTCGCTTCTCGGGTTTATTTTTTTCCTAACGCCAACGCTTGTTCCCAAACGAAGCGGGCTACGTTGTAGCCTATGAGCTTTTGCTCTGAGACCGTGAGGGTCTTCCACCATTCCTCGAATGTCATTTGTTGTCTCCTTGGTTGGCCTTCTTAGCACGCAACCGCAGGTTGCCCGGTACTGACTTGCCGCCCTTGCGCAGCGGCTTGATGTGGTCAATGTCCTTGCCAGTGCGGGCGATGCCCTTCTTGTCATACTCACGCCGAGCGCGTTGGCGTTCGTGCTGATCGGAGTCAGGGCCAGACCTGCCCGTTTCCAAATCGCGTTTGTATATAGCTTTGTAGTTGCGGGTTGCCATGGTTTGCCTTTCAGTGTTTAGGGTTGAACTCACATGATCTCACAGGGCACCAGCCGCACAGCGGGGTGCGCGTTGGGTTCCATACGCCTGTGGCATAGCAGGACTCCAGCTTGGCCACACGCTCACGATAGCGCCACCACTCAGCCTCGGTCTCGTCCACGGCCATGGTGTGTTTGACCATATCGTTCTTGACCACGAACAGCAGCGCTGAACGCACCTTGCGGATATGGGGGAAGTGCTTGAACACCATGAGGGACATGAGCTTTAGCTGGTCACGATCTGGGTACTTGTTGTTGCCCGTCTTGTAGTCCAGCACCGAGGCGGTCAAGTTGTCGTCGTCAATGATGAGCAAGTCAGCGATGCCCCGCACCCAGCGCTTGGGTTCGTTGAAGGAGCACGGCTGCAAGTCCGGGGTGATGCCCATCTCGTACTCGCACAGCTTCCTCCCCGGTTTGGCCAGGAGCGCATCAAGCACCGCCGTGGCGTAAGCAAACTCAGGGGGCAGCGGTGTGCCGTCCCGAATGTAGACTTCAGCCGCTGAGTGAAAGCTCGTGCCGTAGCGCGTGGCCTCCGTCTCTTGGAACGGATAGTTGTTGAGCACCTTGACTTCGTGGTGCCTGCGTGCGCACCCTTCGAAATCCTTGAGAGCACTGTGGCTCCATGTCACCTTAGCCATTTGCTTTCCTTTGTTCGCGGCACTTAACAACATGAGGACCTGCGTGGCCGTAGTACCCGCCGCAGATGTTGTCGCCTGATCGACCCACGCACGCAACAAAGCCAGTAAGTGGACATTCTTCTCGATGCGTAGGCGTGCACCCCTCACTGCCGTAGTCTGACACGGCCACCGCATAGAAGCGCACGAACACTGGTTTGTCGTCTTCGTAAATTACTTCGTGAATCATCAAAATCTCGCAGTCTCTATTGCTTTGGTCAAGCGGTTGGCGAACCGGGTCACGAAGCGTTCGTTCTTGTTCAAGCTGTCCTCGCCCATGTCGTGCAGGATGGCGTGCACCACCTCGTGCCAGAAGGTGTCGTGGACTTCGGTGGGCTTGTACACACGCCCGGTGCTGTTGCTCTTGAGTCCGATCTTGATGTTCCTGTCGGGGTAGTACGTGCGCCCCATCAGGTTCTTCTCGATCATCGCTTCGACAACCTCAACCGAGTATGTCCTGCTGCCTACGCGCATCTTGCGCGGTATCTGTCTGTGCTTTACTGTCATTGCTTCTCCTTAATTTTTTGCTAACCCATAACGACGGTGCGCACCACCGTCAGCGGCCAGGGGTATCCCCGGCAAGTACTTCGGCTCCATAGTCATTTGCGCCAAGACCCATGTCTTAGCGGTGGCTACTTCATCGTCAGGCACCACGGCGATCAGCTCGTCATGCACTGTCCCTTTGACTGGATACTGTTTTGCTACGCGAAGCATCCCGTCTGTCATCACACATCTTGCTACGCCCTGCGTGACGTTGTTCGTTATCTTACCAGCATATAGCTTGGTCTGGTCGGGGCCGTAAACCCACTGCACCCGGCCCTTGTCATCCTTGAGGGGCTTGAGATCAGGATACAACA